CCATACTAAACCTTCCGTAATAACGATTGACAGTGTAAGAATTGAGAACCTTTCATTATCTATTCATAGAGGTGGAATTAACTCGGCAATGTCAGAAGTTGGTATCACTCGTGGGCTTGTTTCATGGTTCCCTTTAATAGGTGATACAAAAGATCGTGTGACTAATGAAGTTGCCACAAACGATGGGGCTACGCCTGTAAGCAACGGGTATGAATTTGATGGCGTGAATGACAACATTGATCTAGGGAGCTCGGAAAGTTTAAAACCTGTCACAGAGATAAGTGTGTCAGCCTTTGTTTATTTTAACTCACTGAGAAGCGGCGTTCGCTTTCTAAGCGATTGGCATCAATCTACTAGCACTGATAGGTGGCTTTTATACGCTAGCTCCAGTAGCGCTATCAGATTTGAAATAAGTACGACCGCCGGGTCAGCCTCTCCTAGTTTTAGAGTAAGCGTTGGTGTTTGGTATCACGTAGTAGGTACTTATGACGGCACAAAAATAAGTTTCTTTGTAAATGGTAATTTGATTGGCTCTACAAATAAAACTGGAGCGATGCGTAGCAATACAGGTAAAAATATAAGGATTGGTAAACAGGCAAACGCAGGTATTGGATTAGATGGAATTATTCGCAACGTTAAAATACACGACGTTGCATTAACCCCGGAAGAAGTGGCCCAAGAATACAGATCAGGAAAAGCTTCACTAAATAAGAACAGCGCATTCGCAAAAGAATTTATAGAGGTTTAACCAATGGCACGATTAAGCGATTCAATTACATACGGTAATCATGCCATAACTGGTGATATAAACGTTGGAGGGACACTGACTCTAGCTGGTGTTGTCTTCCAACAATACCAAGCAGGAACGGGTATCTCTCTTTCGGGAACTACGTTAAACGTAGATAATCCGTTTAACCCTTCAGGAAATTATTCAGCACTGAGAGCCCAGGCAACAACCAAAGCAGACGTTGGTCTTTCTGAGGTTCTTAACCACGAGACACATAGTAAAGCCACCTCGGATCAAATATACGCAACAAAAACTGGTTTAAGTGACGCAGCTACAACGAGTGTAGCCGCCATTAGAGCAGGTACGACTAAAGCAAACGTAGGGCTAAGTAATGTAGACAATTACAGCCTCGCTGATTATGACGCCCGTTACGCAGCAGCCGGAGGTGGAGGTGGAGTAGAGTCCGTTGATGGTATGTCTGGCGCAGTGGATCTTTCTTCTTCTTATGCTGGCGCACCAGCCTTACTGGATGGTCTGCGCAGGTCAGTAGAGGCGGCAAGCGGTGGAAAGATGTCTGTCTTCTACACTGCGAAAGGTCAGCCTAGCTACTTTGTGCGCATCCCAAAATACAACTGCGAAGACGTAGCGCCGGGTGGTCAGCTTGGTACTGGTGTCCTTGAGTCGTTTTTGTTTGGTTTTTCGTACGACCCAGAAATCTGGGTGGGTGCTTACCAAGCCACTATAATTGATGGGGAAGCTGTCAGTCAGCCAGGCATCGCTGGTACCCGCAGTATAAACTACGATGATGCTCGCGCAGCGTGTCAAGCATGTGGCCCCGGCTTTGATATACAAACCCACTGGGATTGGGCGGCAATGCTGCACTGGTGCATGGCCAACGGTTTTCAGCCTCGTGGAAATACAAATCACGGTCGTCACCACAGCAGTAGACATGAAACAGGCACAATGGAAAACAATAGAACGCCCGGTAACCAGCACACCAACACTAGAATATTAAATGGAACTGGGCCTGCGAGTTGGCGACATGACGGTACTATGTCAGGTATTTCTGATCTGGTAGGCAATTGTAGTGAGTGGATGTCAGGCTTTAAATTGGTTAATGGGAGAGTTTTTCTGTCATTGGATAACAATGTTGTTGATGAGGCAAGTTATACCGACAGTGGTTATGATATGACCTTTAATAATGGTACATGGGCAAACAGACCTACAACGGGTGCCAGTACTGTTTTAAAACGCGCAGCAATATTGCCAAAAGGCGTCAATGATCCATTAGGCGCAATATATAAAATTACAACAGGTGAAAATATACCGTATCGCGGAGGCAGTAGCTATAACACTTCAAGTGCAGGACTGGGAAGATTATCCCTTGATTTGGACCGTTTAGGTAGTAGTGGCGGTATTGGCTTCCGCCCCCGCTATCGTCAACCTTAATTTACTAGGAGAGTAATTATGTTTGAATTTGAAGATGAAAATACAGCAGTCGAAACTCACGAAGAATGGGCGCTTAGAAAGCGGCGCGAATCAATGAAGGTAACTCGCTACCAAGCAAAGGCTGCACTGCTAGGCGCAGGTCTGCTCGCAGACATAGAGTCAACAATAGCGGCAAGTGAAGATCCACTTATTAAACTGGCTTGGGCCGAGGCCAGCTTTGATAGGTTGAGTACGTTCGCAGAAAAGATGCTGGAGATAACCGGTCTGACAGATGAGCAGCTGGATAATTTGTTTGAAGCAGCCGCGACCATTAATTGACAAGTGCGACTTCATAAATTACCTCGCACTCTTTGAAGTAATCTGACCGCAAGCCCTAAGTTAATTTGAGTTCACAGTGTCAAAGCAGTTCAACCACGTAATGAGGCAACACATGAGCAAAGGCAATGGTCGTCAGGCACGCAGTGATCGTCGTGGAAATCGTCAGCAGCCATTTCAGGAGCCCAACTACGAAGCCGCCTTTGAAGACATTTCCGAAGTTGTCAAGCCCAGAAAGAGTAAGCCATTAGAGGCCAAAAACGAAGCCCAGGGCCAGCTGATCAGCAATATTCTGTCCAAAGACATCACCTTCGCGACCGGCCCGGCCGGCACCGGCAAGACTTACATCACCGCCACGCTCGCCTTGGAAGCACTTCTGGCCAAACGCATCAACAAGATTCTGATCACCCGGCCCATGCAAGCCTGCGGTGAGGATATGGGTCACCTTCCGGGCGAAATCGAAGACAAGTACGCGCCCTGGGTGCGCCCGGTTCTCGACGTGTTCCGCGATCACATGACAGAGGGCGCATTAGCTTATGCGTTAAAAAATAAGAAGATCGAGTTCTGCCCGCTGCAGTTTATGCGCGGCTCATCGTTCAAGCACACCTGGGCCATTCTGGACGAAGCGCAGAACATCACGCCGGAACAAATGAAAATGTTTCTCACCCGAATCGGCGAAGGCAGCAAGCTGATCGTCAGTGGCGACATACGCCAGAGCGATCTCAAAGACGGGCGCGGCGTGTACCAGCTGTCCGGCCTTGCAGACGCGGTGACCAGGCTCAAGACAGTTCCGGAGATCGGCATGGTGGAGTTCAGCCGCGCTGACATCGTGCGGCACGGTCTGGTGCGCAAGATTCTGGACAAGTACGAAGACTAGGTTCCGGGGTGTTTCATCGGTTTGGGCGTTTTTGTTCCCCTGTATAAAGATTTAAAGACTTAAAGATAAAGATTAAAGATAAAGACAGGGAAGCAAAAACGCCCAAACCGCATGGGTCATCGATAACCACCGGAAGACGCAGTATTTCTCTTGCGTGGACTCAAACACCGTGTGTACCATACTCTTACTCAGAACTAAGCACACACAGGAAACATTATGAGCAGCGTCGGTTTAGCACTGCACCCGGAACGATACGATGCCTTGACGGTGGAGAATATTCCGTCGAAATACTGGCAGCGTGAACCCGAGCTTTACGAAGGCAAGTGGTGGGATTACCGGATGATGCACCCGATGCAAGCCACCTACCATTTCGTCGATGCGTACAAACGAGCTTATAAAGCAGCGTTCGCAAGACGCTCAGACAGCGAAGGCGCCAAATGGCTCAAGGTGTTTGCCAAAGACGACTTTCTCGAAGGCGCATCCTCAACGCGCACCGCTCTGTGGCTCGCACGTCAACAAGCCGATGAGATTGGCTGCCCCTACGACTTCTTTTGCACTCGCGCCATGCACTACGCCGAGCGACGCGATTGGGCGATGCTGCCCAGGCCCCAAGCGATGTATTCCAGCAAGCCGATGTTTGATACTGACTTGACCATAGCGCAGCATGTAGAGCGTCTGTGGGCCAGCAAGTGCAGCACCGAGCTGATGCACTCCGGGTCCGACTTCTACAAGACCGATCACTTCATCAACAACATTCACCAGCGTCAGCACCGCCGTATGCTGATGGAGTACCTGATTCGCGTACCGAATAAGGCGCTCATGCTGTCAACGCTGGTGTATGAACAGCAGCTGCTCGACGAGGCAACGGTGATCAGTACACTGCCAGACGGCAACGCACTGCTTGAGCGCGCAAAAGCACTTTTTATGTGACATACTTAGTCACAAGTAAGCAAACACACAAGGGCATCAAAATGACACAAGTTCTAACGGGTAACAAAGTGGTCGGTATTCGAAATCAAACAGACGCACCTGCCAGGTATTTTCCAGAAGCGGTGGGTCATGAGAAAATTCTAGCGACCTGCAAAAAGCACGGCGTCGAGACGTTCATCAAGATGTTGGACGGCGGCATTGTCAGCGGTGAAATCACTCAGTTCGATCGCTGGTCGATCACCATCAAAATGCCCGACGGTCACCGCAGAACCATTTACAAGCACGCGATCCAATACTTCGAAGGCAAGCAGTAGGGGAAGATCGTGACCGACGCATCAGAAGCATCAATCTTAAAAGACATTGGCGACCACCTCATGGGTGGTCCGATTGAAAGCGCAGCAGTCACCGACCCAGACCTGCCGGCGGTGCAGTACGATTTTGAAGGCGATTTTCAGCAGCGCATTGTGGCACTGATGATGCGCGACCCGAAGTTCATGCGTCGCACCGAAGGTCTGGTGCGACCGGAGTACATGGATTCGGAACCCATGAGCTTTCTGGTGGACATCACCAACAGCTACTTCGAGAAGTACCGGCGCATTCCGCGTGGCAAGGCGATTGTAACCGAGCTGTTCAAAGATGCGTTTTCAACCAAGCGCATTCGGGATGAGCTAAAGCGTGAAATCATCAATGCGTATAAGGACATCAATAAGGTCACGCTGGAAGACGGCGACTTCATTGCAGACAAGGTGGGTGAGTTCTCACGGCGTCAGGCGGTCATACAGGCGTACTTTCGCTCTCAGTCGATGATTGACAAGGGTGATCTGGACGGCGCTCAGAAGCTGATGAAGAAGGCGTTTGACACAGGCATTCTGGACAACTTCGAAGAGATTGATTACTGGAACGGCATCGACGCTCGGACGCAGTACCGCAAAGACAAAGCGGCAGGTCTGATCAAGCCCACCGGCATCACCACCGGCATACCGCGCCTGGACAAGATGCTGTACCACAATGGCTGGGGTCGTAAAGAGCTGTCGTGTCTGCTGGGTGGCGCCAAGAAGGGCAAGTCGATGGGCCTGGGCTTCTTTGCGGTGAACGCATCGAAAGCCGGCTACAACACGCTGTACATCACCATGGAAGTAGCCGGTGAAATCATCGCCGATCGAAACGATGCGAACGTCTCCGGCACCGACATGGACGCGCTTGAAGCGAAGATGCACGCCGTGCAAGACGCCGTTGATCGCGAGGCTAAGCGACCGGGCAGGGGAGAACTGCGCATTGTCAGCGTACCCGCCGGCACACTGACGCCCGCAGGTCTGCGTCGCATTCTTGAGCGTTACCGTGCCGACGGCATCGTGTTCGATCTGATCGTGCCCGACTACGCCGACATCATGGCGCCTGACAACTACACGGACAACGCCCAGGAGAACAGCAAGCAGGTGTGGCTGGGCTTGCGCGCCATTGCTCACGAAGAAGATTGCGCCGTACTGACGGCAACGCAGTCGAACCGTGACGGATTCAAGAAAGACACCACCAAAGCCGAAGACGTTGCGGAAGACTTCAACAAGGTTCGGATTGCCGACTTGATGATGTCGATCAACCGCAGCGACGACGAAACCGCCGCAGGCGAAGCGCGACTGTTCCTAGCCGCGTCTCGAAACCAGGCGGGCGAACTGACCATCAAAATCACACAGGACTTGAGCAAGATGCAATTCATCAAAGGTATCACTGGCTTCTCATAGGAAACTTTATGACGGTACTCGGTTGGTTATTTGGCTATTGGGGACTCTGGGCGACGCTCGGTTCATTCATTATGATGATTCGATTCCCGTCCTGGTGTGAAGAGTGGCAATTGGTTGCCGAGCTTTCTCTAAAACAGAGGCTGTCGGAAACGTGCCGCTTTCTGAGCGCGATAACCCTGTGGCCTCGCGAGTATCGGCTGCAAGAATTTATCGAGCTTTTTAGCGACGACGACGACGACGACAATCAGGATCAAAATCATGACGACGACGAAGGCGACAAACCCACGCCACAACGACAGAAATCCGGATGAGTTAACCGAGCTGCTGGAAATGACCGATCCAGAGGATTACCTGGATTGGTTGGGCGTGGATTATCTGGTTACCAGGGGACGCTCCGGCGTCCAGCTCAACATCAAAGAATGCCCGCGCTGTGGTGGCCGTGATCGCAAGGTGTATCTGAACGCAGAGACGGGCCTGGGCAACTGCTTTCACGGCTCGTGCGTGGATAACCCGGGCTTCAACCTGTTCTCGTTCTCCAAGGCGTTCTTTGACGACAGCGCCAAAGAAGCCATTGCTCAGCTCAAGCAGTACGCCAGCACCGTGGGCTGGAAGCCAAAGAAAGCAAAGCCCCTTAGCCTTGACGTTAAAAGCGCCGATGGAGTCACGCTGCCAGAAAGCTACGCACTGCCGATTAACGGTAAGAATCTGTCGTATCTGCAAGCGCGAGGCTTAAGCAGCGAGCTGGTGGAGGAACTGGGCTGGCGTTTTTGCAGACACGGGCACTTTGACTACACCCGACCCGACGGTAACAAGGGTCAGCAAAGCTACGACAGTCGCGTAATCATTCCGGTATTTGATCTTGAGGGCGTGGTGCGCACGTTCCAGGGTCGGGACATCACCGGCACCGCCGACAACAAATACCTGTTTCCACCTGGCTTGGCGGGTACGGGCCAGTTTCTGTACAACGCGCACAACGCACTGGGTAGCCAGACGATCGTGATCTGCGAGGGTGCGTTCGACGTGGCTTCTACGGTGGCGGCCGTTCGAGAAGACCACTCCCAGAAGATTGGCGTGGTGGGCAGCTTCGGTAAACGCATATCGATGTCCGAGTCGGGCGCCGAAGATCAGCTCAGCCAGCTGTACGCGCTCAGAGACGCCGGTGCCAAGCGCTTTGTGTTTCTGTGGGACGGTGAGTTCGCGGCACTGGACGATGCGTGCAAGGAGGCGCAGCAGCTACGCCGGTACAACTTTGATACCTACATCGCCATCTTGCCGCAGGACAAAGACCCGAACGAGGCGCAAGCATGGGAGATTCGCGCCGCTATTGAGATGGCAACACCGGCAACACCGATGAAGATCAACGGCTTACGCATGTGGTTGCGCAGCGCCCGCGCATGAGTACCCGCACACAGCGCTTTATACTGTGTGCATATTAAGAAAACGAGACACAAACATGAAACTTGACGCTCGGATTGAATCGCTACGATGCACCGAAGGCAGCAGTAACAAGGGCTACACGCTGATCAGCCTAGAAAGCAAAGAAGTTGGTACGGCTTTTAAAGCGATGATCACCGTCTATGGGCCTATAAAAAGCCCAAACCAGACCATGATCGTGCTGAATCATAAAGAAGGGGACTGGTTTGCAGCGCTCAAGACCAAGTTGAAAAAGTACAATCGGGTGAGGGCACCGGAAGACATTCAAGTTGGAATATCAGGAAACAATCCAATGGCGGCTGCTAACTGGCTGCTTTCAGAAATCGATCGACACGGCGAGTGGGAGTCAATCAGCACCAACTTTGCGGAAAAACTCAGGACGGATTTAATAAAATCACTGAGCGGCGGGTTTTCTGACATCCAGGAAACCGAAAGCGTAGACGATCTTTTTCGGACGCAGAAGCAAATGCGATCCCATCGTGAGCAGGCGCGCAAGCAAGAGCAAGAGTCAAAAAACCTGGAACACTGGGGCGCGTTTTAAACCATAAGCATACTTAGCAGGAAGTAATCATGACCGAAGCACTCGCTGTACCCGTTGAAGTCAGACCGCCACAAGCCAGTCGCGCGGGCAGGAATCGCTACTACCACGAATGCAAGAAGGTGGGTGCCAAGCGCCACTACGGCATCTGCCTGTTCACCATCGAAGCGTTTGAACGCGGGCAGAAGCTCAATGAAGAGCCGTGCGTCAAAGCGATTCGCAGCAAGACCTGTCCGGCGTTGAAGATGCGCCAGGAAGAACTCGACGCCGGTCAATCCATTTACTACGCCGAGCCAGACCCGGCCAAAGCGGTGAACCCGGACGCAGCGCGTCGTGAGCGCCACAGCGTCAGCGTCAATCGTCACGGCTCGTCCTATCAGCGTGGGTTTACCGGCGTCACGCCGAAAGTCACCAGCACGCCGACTCAAATCACAACGCCCAAACCGAAAGCAAAGCCGGTACCAAAGTTGGCACCTGGCGAAATGATTGAATTTGACGCCAGCAAGATCGTCAACGCATTGGTGAACGATGCACCGACCGAGCAAAGCATTAAGGATCAGATGCTGGCTCTGGGGCGCCCAGCCGCAGCTCGACGCAGAAAAGCAGTAACCGAAGGCAAGAAGCTCAAAGCCTCAGTGTTCGATTACATGACGGCTGCAGAACTCAAAGCCATGAGCCAGCTCAAGCGTCAGCTTGTGAGTCTGAAAATGGAGGCGCGAGTGGAGTAGCACAGGGCTATAAAAATCTTTTTTGTCCAATACTGCTAAGTATTGGACATCGTAAAAACCACGATTACACACGGCAATTGCCAATTACACACCGATAAGGACATACCTAATGAATCTAGTAGCCGCAACATCCATTGACGATAAACCCCTGGTCATGACTTCCTGCGCAGTGCATGAGGTGATCGAGCAGATCGCTCAAGCCAAAGGCAAGGCCAAAGAAATTCTACTGGCGCAGTACATCGACGACCCGATGATGGAGCTGGTGTTAAAAGCCACTTACGATCCGTTCGTCACCTATGGCATCAAGCAGGTGCCTGAACTCAGTCGATCTGGCGCCGAAGCATTTTCATCCGACACCTTTGGGTTGCTGGATAAACTAGCCAAACGTGAGCTGACAGGTAACGCCGCCAAGATGGCGATTACCGACGAACTGAATGTGCTGTCCGAAGCCTCGCAGACGCTGCTGACTCGCATTCTGAAAAAGGACTTGCGCGCAGGGTTCACCGCCGGCACCTGCAATCGAGCCAAGCCCGGTTTCATCTTCGTGTTCGAGTGCATGTTGGCGCACAAGTTTGAAGAGAAGCGCATCAAGAAATGGCCGGTCGCTGCTGAGCCCAAGTACGACGGCGTGCGCTCACTGGCGATCTGGGACGGCAAGGACATCATATTCTACTCTCGCACCGGCAAGGTGTTTGAAGGTATGACGCCAATTGCCAACGCTATTAAGACTAAATTCGCAGAACTTAGAGTGGCGCCAACTGTGCTGGACGGTGAGCTGATGGACAAGAACAATCAGTTCAACAAGATCGTCGGCGACGTTCACAAAAAAGACTTTGCCGCTGACGACGCCATCTTTTACATATTCGACGCCATGCCGCTGGCGAATTTCCAAAATGACAGTGACGATCGAACCTACCGCGAACGCCGAATGGACTTGGCGGGCCTGGCCGAAGCTACGGGCCTGGCCACGCTGCCCTGCGTCAAGGTAACGCCGGTGCGCGTCATGAAATCCGTTAAAGATATTCAGGACTGGGCAGCCGAGATCATGAAAGCCGGTGGCGAGGGTCTGATTGTTAAGCCCCTGGATGGCAAATACGAAAAGAAGCGCAGCTACAACTGGCTCAAAATCAAAGGCGAAGAAAGTCTGGATACTCCGATCGTCTCCACCGAACTTGGCGAGGGCAAGTACGAAGGCAAGATTGGCGCTGTGGTGATCGACTTCAACGGCGTGCTGGTCAGTGTGGGCTCGGGTTTGACCGACGA